GGACTGCAACGGCGGCTCTGGTGCTTCGAACTGGAGCATCGGCGGGCGCCCTCAGGCAAGAAAATAACCATTTCAAGGGGGACCGGGGGATTTTCTCCCCCGGAGGCTTCCCGGCAAAGGAACCTAACATATGCATGCCAGGAAAGCAGCGTCCTCTTTGAAATCTGAAATATGTAACTCGTAAATTATAGGGAATAAAAGCACGCGCGCTCGGTGGTTATCTCCGGTGGTAACGTGAACAACGGCACGAATGCCGGGCCTTTCTATCGGAACTGCAACAACGGCTCTGGTAATTCGAACTGGAACATCGGCGGGCGCCCACTTTGTTAATTATCTCAATATAGGCATTTTTCCAATTTTTGATATATAAAAATGCCGTGCTTTTATTCGCAATCTTAAAGATTGCCGTCATTCAGACGCCTCACCGCTTGGTGAAAATTAAGGCCGTAAATGGCACCGGTTAGTAGCAAGTCTGAAAGCCGGTGAGGCTAACAAAGAGATAAGAGTAAACCATGAAACCAATTAAGTACACAAAGAGAATCGGTCACCTCTTCGAGAGAGTTGTAGACATCGATAATCTGAAGGAAGCAATCAAGAATGCAGCGAAGCATAAAATGAACCGGCCATCTGTTCAGAGAGTCATAAACGACCTGGACAAGTACGCAGGGAAGCTGCAGGAGATGCTTATCACAGAATCCTTCAGACCGCATAAGTACACGATCCGTGAAATCAACGATGGAATAAAGAAGAAAAAGCGTATCATCGCAGTTCCTCGATTCTTTCCTGATCAGTGCGTGCATCATGCATTCGTTCAGGTATTCAAAGAAATCGTGATGCATGGAGCCTACGAGTACAGCTGCGGTTGTGTTCCAGGAAAAGGAACCGACGGAGCGAGGAAAATCATAGAGCATTGGATCGCAAAGGATCCGGCAGGAACCAGCAAAGTCGCGCAGATCGATGTAAAGCAATGCTATCCGAGCATCCCGCATGAGGAGCTCCGGAAGAAGCTGGAAAAGAAAATCAAAGACCGTAAGTTTTTAAGATTAGCTTTTAAAATTATCGCAAGCTATCAGCAGGCCATGGCCACACATACCCGTATGCTACCGGAGATTGATGCAGTCGGCATCCCGGTAGGGCTTTACACGTCGCCATGGTTCCTCAACTTTTTCTTTCAGGATTTAGACCACGAGCTCAAAGAAGTATGTGGAGTCCGACATCTCACCAGATACGTCGACGACATCATCCTGTTTGATTCATCTAAGAAACGACTGCATGCAGCAATAAGATACACGTCCGGATGGCTAAATAAAGTGAAGATGCGAATCAAGGATACCTGGCAGGTTTTCCATCTGCGCATTCGCCCACTCGACTTTTTGGGGTATAAGTTCCACAAAGGATGGACGACGCTCCGTAAGTCGGTTATGTACAGAATTTCAAGGAAAGCAAAAGTCATATCCAAGAAAGAGTACATCTCCAAAACGAACGCCTCTGGAATGATCAGCTACATGGGTTTTATAGATCATTCAGATTCTCATGGATTCTATGAGAAATGGATTCAGCCGTTTGTAAACATTAAGCTATTGAAAGGAGTAGTCAGTCATGAAAACAGAAAGCAATATCAAACCCTCTGTGCGGCTTGAAATTGAGGCCTTCCCGAAGAGAGAAGGAGTCGCATGCACAGTAATCCTGTATGACAATATCGAAGGCCCCCTGGAGCGCCAGACAGCCTCAGAAGGAGAATCAGCACAGGAATACTACAGATATGATCGCTTTGAAATCAAAACCAGATACAGAGAAAATCTGGCAGAGAGTGTAGAGGCGTCTTTCGATTCCTGGCTTCAGCAGGCAAAAGATGCAGAAGAAGCAGGAGAGGAGCTGACCGAAATCGAAGCTCTTCAGAAGGAAGTAAAAATGCTGAAATCTGAAAAAGATGACCTCAGCAGCGTAGTTGATGACCTGATCATCGCATCTTTAGGAGGTGACGATCTCAATGTATAAAAGACTGAAAAGATTATACCAGCAGGGCCGTCTCACAGACGAAGCGCTTCAGACTGCAGTGGAGAGAGGCTGGATCACAGAAGATGAAAAAGAAGAAATCATCGCCAGCAAGCCAAAAGACAAATAATTTCTCCTGCTGCCATAAAGCCATAACACTCTGCAGGATGTCCCTGGAACCTTGCCAGGAAGAGTCCTGCAGGCATTATGGCCAATGCGGCGAATGTCGCGACTATCACATTCCGGCTACACAGAATCCATGCCTGGAATGCAAATACTGCAGACAGGGAGGATAAACCGGATGGAAGCATTTATGGAATTATTTGGAGAATATGAGATACTCGGACTCACCGTCTATAAATGGGGGCTGCTCATCGTGGCGTTGATCTTCGTGTGGAAGACAGGAGGAAAGATCGTAAAAAGAATCAAGGAACTCCTGGACGCTTATCAGAAGCGAGAAGAGGAGCTACAAAAAGCACTGCAGCAGGTAGCGCAGTACCCCAAATGGCGGCAGCAGAGTATCGAGATTCAAGAAAAAATCAATAACCAACTCAGTGAGTTGTCTAAACACCAGGCCGAGACATCACAGAAAATCGATAAGATGGAAGAAGACCGGAAGGCAGGAGAGCTGAATAAACTGCAGGCGCAGCTTCTAAGCTCCTACCACTATTACACAAACGAGTACAAGAATCCGCGGCTTGCATGGAGCAAGATGGAATCGAAGTCGTTCTGGGATTCATTCGGAGATTATGAGAAGCTCGGTGGAAACGGGTTCATGCATTCGGAAGTCCAGCCAGCCATGAACCGGTTAGAAGAAATTGAAATGGACGACACAGAAAGGCTGGCCGAGTTATACGCCAGCAGAAAATCATAGGAGGTAATACATATGGAATTATTAAATATTTTAAGTCAGGTACCGGCGCCAATCTTAATCGCAGTCCTGATACTGTGGGCAATATTAACCATTGTAATCGTGTATCAGTACGCGAAAATGAAAGGATTAGAAGGAATCCGAAAAAAGGTGTATGACCTTTTCCTGCGGGCTGAAAAACGCTTCACTGAATCGAAACAGGGCGAGCAAAAGCTGAAATGGGTTGTTCAGCAGGCAAGAGGATTGCTGCCAAGGTGGCTGCAGGTTGTTATTTCAGAAGAGGCTTTGATGACAATTATTGATTGGTGGTTTAGAGAAATCAAAGATCTTCTCGATGATGGAGCAATAAACGGTTCACAAAAATAACAAGCCAGAAGGGAGTGGTTTTATGTTATGGAAAATTGCTCTTGTTTACGTGATTGGGATTCTGATCAGCGAGCCCGTTTATATATGGGCGATCAGAACCCTGGCAAAGATGGAAGATGAAGACGAAAAACTCTACTGTTCAGACAACGGAGAATACTATGAGCCAGGGAAACCGAACTATCCGGCACTTGTGCTGATGTTGATAATCGGTGGCCTGATCTGGCCGCTGGCTCTGCTGTTTGGAATCTTCATACCGATAACATTCATTCTCATGGATAAAATGGGGCAGCTTCATCCAGACGATGAAGACTTTGATCCAGATGAAGATAACTATTTATAGGAGGCAGAGATATGAGTTTAATATCAAATAGTGGACATGATGAAAACAATGCGTACAGTGGTGGAAAGCCCGGTGATCAGACCGGTACCGAGTGGGCGCTGATTCCGTGGTACAACAGACCATGGAAATGCGTGCTGAGACATCCGGATCCAAAGGTACGAGCGAAGTTGGCAGAGCTGGCAATCAAGGCAGCAAAGAACGATAAGGTGGGATACTGCCAGGCGCACAGAGGTACGTACTGGCAACACCTGAAAGCAAGCAACTATGATCCGTCACAGATCACGGTAGCTTGCGAGGCAGACTGCTCCGCTGGAGTTACGGCCAATGTGAAAGCCGTTGGATATATCCTGGGAATAGAAAAGCTGAAGAACGTATCCATCACTAGCACCTATTATATGCGCGACATTTTAAGGAATGCTGGCTTCCATGTATTGACAGATTCTAAATACCTTATCGGTCCGGATTACCTTATATCCGGAGATATCCTGTTAAACGATGGCCACCACACGGCGACCAACGTCCAGGATGGATCAAAGGCTGGAGGAAGTGGCAATGCGAACTCCGGATCCGGAGGTACTCATTCAGGCAGCAATAGTAAGAGCTCCAATGTCAAGAATGGCCAGAAGTGGCTCAATTCCAATTATGGAGACAAGTTGATCAAATACTGCGGAGCAAAACTGGATATTGACGGAGACTATGGTCCAGCTTGCAGAAGGGCGGCGCTGGCTGTATGGAAAGATCTCATGAACCGAAAATACGGAACAAAGCTGACACCATCGAATGAGAACTTCTATGCTTCCTGCAAGAAGGTAGCCGGCAAGGCGACCGTACAGCATGGAAGCGTTGGAACCTTTACCTTCCTGGTTCAGTTCATTCTGGCTGGAAAGGGATATTACACAGGAGCCATGGACGCTACGTGTGGAAACAACCTGGATTCAGCAATTGAAAAATTCCAGAGAGCCAAGAATCTGACTCCAGATAAGTGCTGCGGACCGGATACATGGTATGCACTGTTTAATTAAAAAAGAGAAGGCCGGGAGCTTAGGACTCCTGGCCTTCGTTGGATTCAGGGAAAAGAAAGATATCCCATACTTGCTGCGGATCCAGAGAATAGCGGATCGCGATAAGACGTATATGTTTTAGGTTAAACTGCTGCCGACCATTCCAGATGGTCGAAAAATTGGGTACACTCATCCCAAGATAGGCAGCCAGATCTTTATTGTAGTCCTGGTGCTTATCCATAATCTTTTTTAATTCCTTTTTGTTGAACATTTGCTTCATTCCTTTCTAAAAGGATCGCCGTGGGCGGTTCAATTAAGCTGTGCGGGGAACCTGCTGAAAACCCAGGGTTTATATTATTCAATCAATGGCAATCACTGAACTCCTTTCTTGGTGGCCGGGTGGCTTACCAGGGTGCAACGTTTACGAGGACGTCTGCCGGAGCAGACCTTCAGGCTTTCACATTAAAAACCAGGGAAACTTGTCAACTAACATCCACGGCATCCGTCGCGCTTCTTCCTGCAGGACTTCGGACCTGCCATCGGTGGTTTAATACCTGGGAGATTAACTCTCCCATAGTTCTATAGCGTGAACCTCAATGTGAGGTCCGTACTGATTCTTTGCTGCAGCTCTGGCCTGCGCCTTTGTATCAACATAAGCTCTGACCACGTCCCAGGCGCCGCCAGGATAGCTCCAGGTTACCAGGTATACTCGGTTTGTTTTTCTCATAGACTAAGCCTCCTTATTTAACTTCAACGGAACCGTCAAGATTTACGACTGCTATCAGGCATTCGTTGTTTTCATCGTAGCGGTAAAAGCAATCAAGAGCCTTTCCTGTTTTAACGTCCTGATAGCAAGATTCTGTTTCAAAGAACATCTCGCCACCAACAGCTATGAATTTATCCTGAAAGCAACGACCGCAGTCAACATATTCAAACAACCCGAACTCTCCATCTTTCATGTTCTTTACTTCGCCTAAAAGAGATTTATCAATAATTTTCATTTTAATTTCCTCCGTTCCTTTTGTTGTCTGTATATTAGCTCTGGTGCCGCTACTATTCAAGTTATTTATAACCGTAATTTGCACAAAGATCTCGGCCGGTTCTTGGTGGTAATTAGTATAATTTATAACTACCTAGAAGCCGTGGTTCCGTCCGGAAAGAACCGGCGCATCTGGTACCGGCCAGCCCAGGTAAAGGATACCAGAGCCATCTGGCCGGATACCGCAGCTTCCTGCCTGGCAGCTCGGAAAGCCTGGTCCTGGCTCTGCGTTTCCATATAGAAGCCACCAGCACCATGCACACGATAGATCACATTCATAAAGACACCTCCGTAAATTTACTTTCACTATTTTATCATGCGGGTGGAACCCCACCATTATAAAATAGTGAGGTTTAGAGCGTAATAAAAAGCCGCTCTCCGTCCCAAGTACACTCCTGAATTACAGCGCGAGCGATCGCGTTTTTTTCTTTGTCGTCAAAGCCTTCCAGACCGTGAATCAGCTTCGCAATTTCTGCAGCCGTGGCCTTCGCATCCTTCGCATTGGCAGTAGCCCTGTGGTTTTCCATCTCGGCCAGCGAGGCCTCACGCTTCAGAGCACCCAGCTCGACGTCCAAGCGCTCCATTTCCGCAATAATATACTTTGATGCAGTGGAATCCTCGGCTAGAGCTAACGATGCAGCCAGGCGGCCGATCTTGCGCTCACAGGCAGACACGCGAGCCTGTGCAGCCTTCAGATCAGAAATATCGGTAGGAGCTTTCGTCTTGACGAATTTCTGAATCAAGCCAGGATCGGCCGCGATACCGCGAAACAGCTCCAGGACCTTCTCATCCAGCAGATCGCATTTGATCTGGCTCATGTCGCAGGCGTCCACGCCCTGCCGCATCCGCTTCCTACAGTAGTACCAGGAAGAACAGGTACCGTCGACCTTTTTCTTTCTGGAGACCTGCATCAGGTTCCCACACTTGCACCGGATTACACCCTTCAGGAGAGGCACCGGCCACTTTGCGTCCTTGATGCATTTGTTCTGAGTAAACCGGGACTGCACCGCGAGCCATTTCTCAGCAGGCATGAAGGGCTTGTGCTTTCCAAGACACACGGTCCACTTCTCCGGCGGCTGCGCCTGGTGCTTTTTGTTTTTCTCGGTCGACCGGCCGTAGATGATCACACCGACGGATCCGTCCCACATTTCACGCGGGGAGCCAGGATCCATGATACAGCCCTTCGCGGCATAGAAGTCGTACACTTCCGGAGTCGCCTCGACACAATACGGCATGGTCAGCATTTTATGCAGCTGCGTGGTCGAGAAGAACTTCCCGCTTTGCGTCCGGATACCCTGGTTTTTGAATCGCGTCTCCATCCCCTGCAGGCTGCAGTTATAAGCCAGGAAGGTATCGAAGATCTGCGTCACGTAGCGAGCCCCGTCCGGATCCACCTCAATGGAGCAGTGCTTCTTTCCATCCACAACAATGTGCTTCCTGACGTAGCCAACCGGAGGATTACCGCCGGTCCAGTATCCCTTTTTAGCAAGGCCCAGCATATTATCCGTAACGCGGGCCGCGATGGTTTCACGTTCCATCTGAGCAAAGACCACCGTGACATACATCATGGCGCGCCCGATCGGCGTCGTGGTGTCGATATTTTCTTTTATTGAGATGAACATTACACCATGCTCCTCCAGGAGCGCGTAGATATTCGCAAAGTCCCGGACATCCCTGGAAAGACGATCCAGCTGATAGACCACCAGGACATCGCAGAAGCCACCCTTTATAAAAGACAGCATACGCTGCAGATCCGGCCGGGACGTATTCGCACCAGTGAAGTCTTCATCAGAGAACTGCTGCCAGGAATCCACCTGGCCGGAAAACTTCGACTCGCAGTATTCCCGGTTCATCCGGAACTGATTATCGATTGAATCTGATTTATCAGAAAATACGGATTTTCGTCCGTAGGAAAAGAACCTCATCGTCTCACCTCCCAAAAAAGAGTATAAAAAATAAACCCTTGCGGATTTATCGGAAACGCTGTAAAATTTATTCGTAGAGTTTACAGCTTCCGCAAGGAAGAACAGGTCGCCTGGTGTTGGTAGCACCGGGCGGTTTTTTATTTCTTCAATTTCGCAAGCGCGCTGCAGACTTTCACATATGCATCCGCGCTGATCTGACCACTTTCATACAGAGAACGATATCTCTTCAATTCAGAATCAGGATCATAGGAAGCCGATCTTTTATCATAGACCGGAAGTCCATCCAGGAGACCAAGCTCCATAGCCAGACAATACATATGTTTACAAGGAGCCTGCCTGATTGCAAAGTCAGCGCAGGTGCACTCCTGCAGTGTAGCTTGATAAGGTTCGGCAGCAGAGCCCTGAATCACAATCCGTTGTCCCTCTTTATCCAGGGCGACGATTTTCTTTTTTAATTTTTTCCCGGATTCAATTCTCTTGACCTGCTCAAAATCTGAATGGATACCAGACGGCCATCCTCCAAAATTTACGCTCATTTCTACACTCTTCCTCTCCCATTATTTACCTGTATTTTATCAGAGCAAAATTGATTATAATTAACGGCGTGTGCCCAGCCCTCCGTCCTTCATTCAAAGGGGGAGTTCGGATGAGCAGAAAGTACATTTTTCTAAAACGAAAAGACATCTACGCGATCTACTACCGGTGCACGTGCACCATTTATTATAATTTAGATTTTTCTAATAAAACACAGATCATATTGCTACGATAAGGACCAGGAGGACTGGGTACA